GTGCAATTAAATCATTTGCAGAACAGTCTCACAAATTAGGTTTGAATAATAAACAGGCTGAAGGTATTTTAGATTTCTATAAAAATAATATGGAAGGTACTGCACAGCAATCAAAGATTGATACAGAAACTGCTCAAGTTCAAGCTGAACAACAGCTAAGACAAGAGTGGGGTAGAGACTTTGAAGGTAAAGTTAAACAAGCTGGTGCATTAGCTAAAGCAAATATTAATTCAGATGTATTGGATATGCAATTACAAGATGGAACAAGAGTGGGAGATCATCCAGAAATTATAAAAGGATTTGCAAAAATTGCTGGCATGATGTCTGAAGATAAAATTATTTCTACAGAAAGCGAAAATGTAGATACCATGAAAGATATTCAATCAGAAATAAGTACATTGACTAATGATACGAATGGTCCTTACTGGAATAAAAATCACCCAGATCACGATAAGGTTGTTCAACAAGTGTATACATTAAGAGAAATGGCAAATGCAGAATAACAATCTAAACGATCAAGAAATTAGATTAGAAATATTGCGGTTGGTTAAGGAAACAGGTTCTGAGAACCATAAAATAAATCCCTTGCCAACTGCAGATATTTATTATAAATGGGTTAAAGGTAAGACAATTCGAAAGAACCTTACTGACAAGAAGGAATAGACTCTAGTCTAACAGACTTTAAATGCAAGAAATGCCTATCAATTCTGATGGAGAACCTTTCTGTTTTAATTTTATTAATAGTCATGTGGATTATTAATATCTAACTTTAATAATGGAGAGACAAATATGTCATCACAAATAACTACAGCATTTGTTCAGCAGTATTCTGCTAACATTCAAATGCTTTCTCAACAAATGGGATCATTATTAAGAGACAAAGTCAGAGTTGAAAGCGTTGTAGGAAAAAATGCTTTCTTTGATCAAGTTGGCTCAGTAACTGCTCAGTTAAAAACTAGCAGACATTCAGACACTCCGCAAATAGATACACCTCATTCAAGACGAAGAGTATCACTTGCAGATTATGAATATGCTGATCTTATTGATCAACAAGACAAAGTACGTCTTTTAATAGATCCAACTTCATCTTACGCTCAAGCTGCTGCAATGGCAATGGGAAGAGCAATGGATGATGTAATCATAACTGCTGCATCTGCAAATGCCTTTACTGGCGAAACAGGTGCAACTTCAACTGCTGCTCAAACTGCAATCGCTGCAGGTGGAGCTGGTTTGACAATCGCTAAATTAAGAACTGCTAAGCAGACTTTTGATTTAGGAGATGTTGATCCTTCAATTCCTAGACACATCGTTGTAGGACCTGAACAGATCACAAACCTTTTAGCAACAACTGAGGTAACAAGTTCAGATTTCAATACTGTAAAAGCATTAGTACAGGGTGAAATTAACTCGTTTCTTGGTTTTAACTTTACTGTATCAAATAGACTTGCAAAATCTGGTAATGACAGAACTTGTATAGCCTTCGCACAGGATGGTATCACACTTGCTATCGGAAAAGATGTTTCCGCTAGAATAGACGAAAGAGCAGACAAATCGTATGCTACTCAAGTTTATTATTGTCAAACAATCGGTGCTACTAGAATGGAAGAAGCAAAAGTTCTTGGTATAGTATGTCAAGAAGCATAATAGGAGATAAATAATATGGCTGTAACAACACAAAATAGTACTGAGTACGCTGCTACAATCGCTACTCCTCTAGTCAAAGCTGGTGCTGTAAGTAATACAGGTAAGTTAAGAACATTAGCTTTTTCTTTTAACCAAGATGGTGTCGGTGATGCTGGATCTAAAATCGTGCTGGGAAAACTTCCAGCAGGAACAGTTAAAATCATAGGTGGTTTATCTAGATTTTATTGTAACATTGTTGCTAGTTCAGCAACAATCGATATAGGTTGGCAAGCATACGAAAATACATCGGGAACAACAGTAGTTGCTGATCCTGATGGTATGGTTGACGGATTAGACGTTGACACTGTTGGCTATCAAACTATGGAAGGTAATACTGCTGCAACTAAGTTGCTTGGTGGTAATCATACTTTCTCTAGTAAAGATGGAGTTATCATTGAAATTAAAAGCGTAGCCGCTTTAGCTAATGACGATGATGTAAACGGAGTAATTACTTACATAGTAAGCTAATTACTAATCAGTTTAGGTGGGGGAGTAATCCCCCATCTTTCTTTAAATGAAACATTTGAAAGAAGTCAAACCTGTGTTACATTTTAAGAAAGATGATTATGTTTATAGATTTGTTTTAGTAGACAGATTTAAACACAGCTCATCTGCTCATAATGGATTTGATATTCATAATGAGAGAACCGAAGCGGAAATCTGGCAACGGATGACCAATAGGAAGATAAGAAGAAAATATATAACAAAGGAATAGCTATGACAAAAAAAGGTTTATACGCAAACATTCACGCAAAAAGAAAAAGAATTAAAGCTGGCTCAAATGAAAAAATGAGAAAGCCAGGATCTAAAGGATCTCCAACCGCAGCAAATTTTAAAAGATCAGCAAAGACAGCAAAGAAAAAATAGATGGCATCAATCGTAGATATTTGTAATGGAGCATTAAATCAATTAGGAGCTACTACTATTTTATCTCTATCAGAAGATTCAAAAAATGGTAGACTTTGCAATTCAAGATACACCCAAGTAAGAGACGCAGTATTCAGATCTCATCCTTGGAACTGTTTACAAAAAAGAGTAGAACTAGCTGCAGACTCAACAGCTCCAGCATGGGGATTTAAGTATCAATATACTTTACCTTCAGACTGCTTACGATTGTTAGTTATTTTAGATTATGATTCTAATTACAAAGTAGAAGGTAGAAAAGTATTAAGCAATACTTCTTCTATGAAAATTTTATATGTATCAAGAGTTACTGATCCTAATGAGTACGATGAATTATTAAGAGAAACTTTATCTGCTGCATTGGGTGCTGATATTGCTTATGGAGTTACTTCCTCTAATCCTGTTGCACAAAATATGTATGAGTTGTTTCAAGGTAAATTAAGAGATGCTAGATTTGTAGATTCAACAGAAGGTCAAAATGTATCACAAGATTTGGGAATGGCAGATGTTATTGACGCTGGTACTTTTATAAATTCAAGGTTTTAATTTATGGCTAGAGTTGCGGTACAGCTTACCAACTTTACAGGTGGAGAACTATCTCCCAGACTAGATGGTCGTAATGATCTTACCAAATACAGTTCAGGTTGCAAAACTTTAGAAAATTTAATTGTATATCCTCATGGTGCTGCGGCTCGTAGACCAGGCACATCTTTTGTTGCAGAAGTTGCAGACAGCGATAATAAAACTAGACTTATTCCTTTTGAATTTTCTACTACTCAAACTTATATGTTAGAGTTTTCTAATCTTAAAATTCGTGTCTACAAAGACAATGGTTCAGTGTTAGAAGGAGATAAAACTATATCAGGAATTACTAAAGCTAATCCTGCAGTAGTAACTGCTAACTCACATGGATATTCAAATGGTGATGAAGTAGTAATTACTGCTGTTGCAGGTATGACAGAAGTTAATGGTAAAAGATTTTTAGTTGCAGACAAAACAACCAACACATTTGAACTACAAGATAAAGATGGTGTTGATATAAACAGTTCAGGATTTACAACATATAGTTCTGGTGGTGTATCTAATAAAGTATTTGAAATTACTACTCCTTACACAACAGCACAATTATTTGATATTAAATTTGCACAGTCTGCAGATGTTATGTACATTACTCACCCATCTCACGAAGTAGCAAAACTATCTCGTACTGGTCATACTACTTGGAGTTTAGATGAAGTAAGTTTTACTAAAGGACCATTTCAAGATCCCAATATAACTACTACTACTTTAACACCCTCAAGTGCATCTACAGGATCAAGAGATATTACTGCATCTGCTATTACAGGTATTAATGGTGGAGTAGGTTGGTTAGCTACAGATGTAGGTAGGCAAATACATTTTAACGGAGGGTATGGAGTTATTACAGCAAGAACCAGTGCAACTGTTGCTGTAGCGACTATAACTACAGCTTTTACTAATGCTAATGCTATTGCTGATTGGTATCTCGGAGCTTTTTCAGACACCACAGGTCATCCTTCTTGTGTAACTTTTTTTGAGCAACGATTAGTATTTGCAGGAACAACCAATCAACCACAAACAGTATTTTTTTCTAAGTCAGGAGATTATGAAAACATGGATGCTAATCTTACAGGAACAATCTCAGATGATGATTCTATTGTATATACGATTGCTTCCAACCAAGTAAACGCAATTAGGTTTATGACTGCCACTAGAACTTTAATTATAGGTACAGCAGGTGGTGAGTTTACAGTGTCAGGTGGTGGAACAGACTCTGCAGTTACACCAACCAATATTCTTATTAAGAAACAATCTAACCATGGTGCTGCAAATGTAGATGCGATTGCAGTAGGTAACGCAACTTTATTTCTACAAAGAGCAAAAAGAAAAATTAGAGAACTAGCCTATAACTTTGATGTAGATGGTTATCTAGCTCCTGATATGACAATCCTTGCAGAACATATTACTGAAGGTGGACTAACACAAATTGCTTACCAACAAGAACCTAATCAAATTATTTATGCTGTTAGAGGAGATGGAGAGTTAGTAGGATTAACTTACCAAAGAGAACAACAAGTAACAGCTTGGCACAGACATATTTTTGGAGGTATCTTTGGAACAGCTACTATTACAGTTACAGATTACGCAAATATAAAAAATGGAACAAGAATTGTTTTAAAAAAATCAGATGGCACAACTACCACTTTTACTTCTGCCACTTCTGCTACTTCTGGATTTTTTCACAACGCTACTAGCAACAACCAAACAGCTACTAATTTAAAAACTCTTATTGATGCAAATGCTAATTTTACCGCTACTGTTTCTACTAACGTAGTTACTATTAAAGAAGTGGTATCTACAGGTTTAGATTATTTAACTGTTTCTAGTTTTGACATTGCTAGACTTACTACAACTAGCGAAGGAAAATCTATTTGCGAAAGTGTTGCGGTTATACCAACTGATGATACGGAATATCAAGTATATGTTATTATTAAAAGAACTGTAAATGGTTCTAGTAGAAGGTATGTAGAATATTTAAACAATGTTGATTTTACAGAAACAGATAATACTACTTTTAACTATTTAGATAGTGCTTTAGCTTATAGTGGAACTGCTGTTACTACTCTTTCTGGATTAGATCATTTAGAAGGTCAAACAGTTCACATATTAGCAGATGGAGCAACTCATCCTACAAAAGTAGTTTCTTCTGGTTCTATTAGTTTAGATAGATCTTCTACTAATGTAAAAGTAGGACTAGGATACAATTCTATTTTACAAACTATGAGATTAGATGCTGGTTCTCAAAATGGTACATCTCAAGGAAAAACAAAAAGAATTTACGAAATTACAGTACGACTGTATGAGAGTGTAGGAGTAGAAGTAGGACCTAATCTTTCTGATATGGAACGAATACCCTTCCGTACATCTTCAGATGTAATGGATCAGGGTATACCTACATTCACAGGAGACAAAGCGGTAGAGTTTAGAGGTAATTACGATACAGATGGATTTATATTTGTTAGACAAACTCAACCTTTACCTTTGACTGTTTTATCATTATACCCAGAATTGCAAACCAATGACTAAAAATATTTTACAAATAGTGCCTTATATTTCAAAACATGGTAAGATTATTCTAGCCAACCAAATGAACCATGTTCTTATGGATAAAGATGCTCAATTTGAAGGAGAAGCAATGGAATTAGAACAAACAGGTTTAGCTTATACTTGTATCATTAATGACGAACCTATTGCGTCTGCTGGTATGAAAATTATTTGGAATGGAGTTGCAGAAGGTTGGGTGTTAGCAAGTAGTAAAGTTTGGAATCATCCATTGGTTATTGCTAGAGCTATTAAAAAGAACTTTGCAAGATTGGCAAAAGAAAACGAAATCCACAGGGTACAAACTGCTGTAAGAGCAGATTTTACTATGGGTTTAAAATTTGCTAAATGGTTAGGATTAAAGGAAGAAGGATTAATGAAAAAATACGGATTTGATGGTTCAGACCATTATAGATATGCGAGGTTGTTCTAATGGCTTGGTTTGCTGCAGCGTCTACAGTTGCAAAAATTGGAATGGTATCTGGAGGTATTTCCGCAGTTTCTTCTGTAGCTGCTGCTAAACAATCAAGTGCAGCAGGAAAATATAATCAAGCTGTTCAAGAAAGAAATGCTACAGTTTCAGAACAACAAGCTGAAATGATTGAAAAACAAAATGAATTTGATCTTGCTAGATTTGACCAACAATTTTATGAATTACAAGGCAAGACAAAAACAGCAGTATTAACATCTAATGTTGAACTTTCAGGATCTGGTTTAAGAGTATTAAGATATAACGCAGAACAAGCAGAAATAGAAAAAGATATTAAAACTTACAATTCTAAAGTAAAACAATCACAACAATTAGAAAAAGCAAATTTTGCTCGTATGCAAGGACAAGTAGCTAAACAACAAGCTAAAACAGCAGAACTTGGTTATTACGCACAAGCAGGTCAAAGTTTATTAAAAACATTCGGATAATTATTATGCCAAAAATTCCAACTTTTACATCCAAATCTATACCAACTGCACAAGTAGGATCTATTCAATCTAACATAAAAATAGATCCAACTAAAACTATTGGGGGAGCTTTAGCTTCTATATCAGGAGTAGCACAAGACTATTATATTAAAAAAAGAGATAATGAAGAAAAATTAATTGCAAAAAAAGCAGTATTGGAATTAAAATCAGAAACAGATAAAATTATCCAATCACAAAAAGATAACATTAGTGAAGAAGAATCTATAAGTAATTATAAACAAACATTTACTCCTTTATTACAAAACAAATTATCTACCATTCAAAACAGAAGAGTTAAAAAGTTAGTAGAACAATCTATTGATTTAGAAAATTCTGAAAATATTTATCATTTAAAACAAAATTCTTTTAAAGCATATGAAAAAGAGAGTGCCAAAATTTACAATGAAGAAATCCAAGCAGGTGCTGCAAAATACAAAACAGAAACAAATGAAAAATTAAAAGAAAAACATAAAAATACATTATATGAAACAGCTAGATTATTTAATGAAGAGCATATGTTGGGATCTAATGATCTTAAAAAAAGAATAGAATCTATTGATAGCAGTTTATTATTAGGAGATGCAGATTCTCTTATTGGTACGCCTGGTGCTGTAGATAAAATTAAACAATTAGATAAAAATATAAATGGATCTAAACTTTTATCTGATGAAATATTTAATAATTCTATTTATAATTCTTATACACAAAAAATTCAATCTGTAGCAGTTAAAGGTGATCCTAATGCTGACTATGAAGAAGCTGAAAGATTGTTAAATGAACTAGAAAACTTTGAAAGATATAATGGTAGCAAAACTATATCTGGTAAAAGAGAAGCACAATTTGCAACATTAAAACAAAACATATTAATAGAAGAAATACAGCATGAAAATTTAATAAATAAACAAGGAGAAAATAAACAATTTGAAGATTTTGCAAAAGATTCTAAAATTAGTTTATTAAAAAGTATTACTGATAAAGGTATGGGTATACAAACAACTCTTCAAGATCGTCTTATGGCAAATGAACTAGAAGCTGAGTTTGACCAAATGAAAAATGACTATTTGTCTGTAAATCCACAGGCGACTTTAGGAGATAAAAAATCATTTGTAAGAAATTTAACAAGCACATTAAGTAATATTTATCAAGATAGAAAAATAGAAAGAATTAGATCAATATCATTTACAGAGGACACCTTTGATATTATAGCTGAAAAAAATCAAGTAATGAAAGATGTTAAACTTTTAAGTCAAAACAACTTAGATTCAGCTACAAGAAAACGATATGAAAGAATTGCAAAAATAAATGGTTATGTAACAACTATTAAAGAAAAGACTGAAGATGGCAAAAGCAGAGATAAAAAAATAGGAGATATTGGTGCTTTTTTAAATAATTATCTACCAATATTAATAAGACAAGTACAAGCAACTCAAATAATAGAATAATATGACAACACAGCTTTCTCCTGAAGTGTTAGGAATTTTAGAAATAGACGAAAAGGAAACAAAACCTATAGTTCCTGTACAAGCAGGTTTAAACAAAACACCTGACGAAAAAGATTTTAATTTTTGGACTACTTTAGATGATATGGCAAGATCTATACCCCAAGGAATTGTTAATGCAATAGAAGCACAGACAGATTTTATAGATGAAAATATAATTACTTTTGGAGGAGTAGGGTTTGGAGATAATGATGGAAAATTATCCTTTAAAGATTTTATCCCAAAATTAATAACACCGACAGAATGGAAAAAGGGAGAATATTCTAAAGATAGAAACCTACCTCAATTTCACCAACCTGAAAGTAGTGCAGGACAAGTTACAGAGGGAATTACAAGATTTTTAACTGGTTTTGCTGGACCATCAAAATTTTTAAAAGGTTATAATAGTTTAGGAAGAATAAGACCATACATTGCTGGAGCTATTGCTGATCTTACTGTGTTTGATCCTAATGAGGGTAGACTTTCAGATATGTTAATTGAGTTTGATTCGCCTGTTTTAAATAATGCTGTAACTCAATACCTTTCATCAGATGAAGATGATACTGAAATGGAGGGTAGATTAAAAAATGTACTTGAAGGAATAGCTCTTGGTGGAATTACAGAAGTTGTCGTTAAAGGAGCGGTTAAAGGTACTCAGGCATTAAGAGCTTCGAAAACATCAGAAAAAATATATCATGGAATTAAAGGCTTTAAAAAAATGAAAGCTTCAAAAAATTTAGATGAACGAGCAAAAATTCAAAAAGAAACAACAGGTGTTATTGACGATATTGATAAAGGAAAAAGAACTAAAAGAAGAATAATAGCTTCATTTGAGGGGAACAGTTCTATTAATTTAAAACAAGCTGTAAAAAATATAAATGCAAATAAAACAAACGCAAAAAAATCATCTGAACTTTGGATCAGCAAAGTTATTAATACAGGTGCATTCAAAAGTGGGGAAGATGTTTTAAATACTATTGACAATATTACTGACAATGCTTTTGATGATGTTACAAAAGAATATTTAGAAAATGATATTTTAAAAAATGAACTTGCACAAGAATTGGCAACAATATTATCAAGAGATAAAGATGAAATTTTAAAAACTGTATTTAAAGAAAAAGATTCAAAAGAGGGTGTGGTCAAACTTTTAGCTACAAAACAAGTTTTACAAGATTTGACATTAGATTATCAAAAAGTTTCAACAAAATATCTTAGTAAATTTGGTGATAATTCTTCAAAATGGTCTAAAGAAGCAAGAGAGGAAATAGCTTTAAGAGGAAAAATTATTGCAGAAACATTTTATAAAACAAAAGAAATTATAAGAGGTGCTGCTAGACAAACTCAAGCTGGGAGAGTTAAAGTAAAAGGTATTGGTGAAAAAATTTTTAATATAGAAAAAGTTGCAACCCTTTTTAAAAATTATGATTCAAATCCAGCAGTATTAGCAAAAAAAATAAAAAATTTAACTCCAGATAAAATTATGAATGAATTAACAAAATCTAAATTTTCAAGGTCTATTGAAGCATTTACTTCTCTTTTTATTAATGGTTTGTTAGGCGGTACTTATACTCAAGCTGTAAACATTCTTGGAAATTCTTATGAGTTATTTTTAAAACCTATAGAGGTTATAGCAGGAGCTACTGTAAGAGGAGATGCGAGAACAATAAGATTAGGTTTTGCTCAATATCAAGGAATGATATTTCAAATTAGTGATACTTTTAAATCTATTAGAATTGCTGCTATGCAAGGAGATGCTGTGTTAGATCCTTTTCAAAGAACACAAGATAATTTGCAAATAGTTAATGGTAAAGCTGTAAGACCTATAAGTGCCAGTGCTTTAGGAATAGAAACTTCTGGAATTGCAGGAAATGCAGTTGATCTTATAGGTAAGGTTGTTGAACTTCCTGTAAGGCTTTTAATGACGGGTGATGAAATATTTAAACAATTTAATTATAGAGGAAGGTTGTTTTCCGAAGCAGTAGATAATACTTTAGAACTTGGTTTTAAATTAGGATCAAAAGAAGGAAAAGCAAATATTAAAAAAATATTTGACAGTGGTTTTGACAAAAATGGAAAAGCAAATGTTGTAGATAATGATATAGCAGCAAGAGCTTTACAAAATGCAAGAGAAGCAACTTTTACCAATGGTTTAAATGATGGTAGATTTTTTAATATTGGATATGGTTGGCAAAAATTTGTAGAACAAGCTCCACCTTTAAGATTTTTAACCCCATTTGTTAGAACTCCAACAAATTTATGGAGACAATTTGAAACTCGTGTTCCTATATATGGTTTGTTTATGAAACCTATGAAAGAAGCTTGGAACTCTGGAGATCCTAGAGCTAGAGCAGATGTTCTTGGTAGACAAATTTTTGGTGTATCTGCAATGACATATGCATACAATCTAACAAAATCAGATATTGAAGATAGAGATGGAAATATTTATAGAAGAATTACAGGAGCTGGACCAAAAGATTATCAAATAAGAAAACAATGGGAAGCTAATGGTTGGCAACAATATTCTATTGCTGATAAACAAAAGGATGGTTCAATTATTTATAAACAATATAATAGAATGGACCCTCGTTTTTACATTTTTGGGGTTATGGCAGATGTTGTAGAAAATGAAGATAATATAAATGATGTAGATAAAGAAAATATGGCTTTTGTTGCTGTAGCTTCTGCTGCAAAAGGATTGTTAAATAAAGCATATATGAGAGGTTTAGCTGATGCATATGAAGTTGGTTCAAGTGATGAACCTAATGCGCCTGCAAAATATTTAGGTAGACTTGTAGGAAATTCTATACCTTATCAGGCTTTTATTGGTCAGGGTGTTCCAGGAATAATTGAAGCAGATAAAGAATCTTATGAAGCAAGAGGTTTTGTTGATGAGATACTAAAAAAATCTTATTTTTTATCTAAAGATGAAAAACTAGAAAAAAGAATAGACATATTAACTGGAGAACCTATTGTTAAAAATCCAACTTCTATTTATTATAACCCAGAAGGCGGTTTGTCTTATTTAGGATTAACAGTTGGACCAATGATGGTGGGTAGAAAATCAAAAATAAAAGAAGATAAAGTTCGTCTTGAAATTATAAGATTGAAGAGAAGATTACCTCAACCAAAACGGGATCTTGAAAATATTAATTTAACTGAAATTAAAAAAAACAATCAATCTGCTCATAATTATTGGATAGAAAGAATTGGTAAAACTGAAGTTAATGGTCAAAATTTATACGATACTTTATTAGAAATTATTGAATCTACAGACTATGAGTTTGCTCAAGAAGGTAATGAAAATAATCGTGGGGGAAAAGAAATTATAATTGACAGTATTTTTAATGCTTTTAAAACACAAGCAAAAGAAGATATGATAGAAGAGTATGATTTATTAGAAACAATTATAGAGAAAAAAGAACAAAAATATAGTTTAAGAGAACCATCTTATGATATAGAAGAAGGACCAAAAGAATTGTTGCCTAGGAAGTAAAATAATTATATAGAGAGACAATATGACAGTATCATCTACAACAGTTAAAAATTCATACTCAGGCAATGGAAGCACTACACAGTTTGCTTACACATTTAAGATTTTTGCAGACTCTGATTTACAGGTTATTATTCGTTCTGCAGCAGGAGCAGAAACTACCAAAACTCTAACTACACATTATACAGTAGCTGGTGCAGGTAATGCTAATGGAGGTTCTATAACTTTCACTTCTGGCAACACACCTACCAATACAGAAACTGTATTGATTAGAAGAGAAGTTCCGCAAACTCAAGCGATAGATTACATTGCTAATGATCCATTTCCTGCGGAATCCCACGAAGAGGGATTGGATCGGTCTGCCATGAATGTTCAACAACTTCAAGAAGAAGTAGATCGTTCTATTAAATTATCCAGAACCAATACCATGACTTCAACGGAGTTTACAAACTCTGCAACAGATCGTGCTAATAAAATTCTAGCTTTTGATTCTTCTGGTGAATTATCAGTTACTCAAGAATTAGGAACTTTTAAAGGAAATAGTGCTACAACAACTACAGCAGCTTTTGTTATTAGAGATATAGTTAAATCAACTACTACTGCTCAATTAAATAATATTTATATTTGTATTAAAGCATCACCTATTGGTACAGCTTTAACTAATACAACTTTTTGGAATTTAATTGTAGACGCTGTAAGTGCAGCAGCATCCGCAACCACAGCTACAACAAAAGCTAGTGAAGCAGCAGCATCTGCAACAGCAGCATCTAACTCAGAGACTGCAGCAGAAACAGCAGAAAGTAATGCTGAAACAGCAGAGGCGGCAGCAGAAACAGCACAAGCAGCAGCCGAAGCTGCGTTAGATAGTTTTGACGATAGATATTTAGGAGCTAAAAGTTCTGCTCCATCTACAGACAATGATGGTAATTCTTTATTAACTGGAGCATTGTATTTTAATTCTTCTTCTAATCAAATTTTTTCTTGGACAGGTTCTGCTTGGATTGCAATTAAACCAACTTCATCTGAACAAACAAATATTAATGCTTTATCTGCAAGTGCAGTAGTAGCTGACATGGCAATTCTTGCAACTACCGATGTAGTGGCTGATATGAATGTATTAGCAACTAACGATGTAGTAGCAGACATGAATACTTTAGGTACTTCTGATGTAGTAACCGATATGAATGTGTTGGCAACTTCTGATGTAGTTACAGACATGAATCTTTTAGCAACTTCTGCAAATGTTACTGCAATGGGTTTGCTTGGTACATCAGCTAATGTTACAGCCATGTCTAATGTTTCTGGATCTATAGCCAATGTAAATACAACAGCTAGTAATATTACAGATGTTAATACTTTTGCTGTTAGATATAGA